TAAGATGCACGCTACTAAAAAGATAGATGGTACAGCAACAGCGGTTATAGCCTATGCAACCTTAGAGTGGTATAGGAGCGAATTTATGTCCTTAATTGGATAAGGGAGAAGGTGAAAAATGGGAATTTTAAATTATTTAAAAAGTGTTTTACCAAACAACCAAACAAAGTATCAATCGTGGTTAATGAACTCACAACCTATATTCACAAGCTTTGGTAAGAATATTTACTAGTGATTTTGTAAATAATGCGATTGATAGAGTAGCAAGTGAGATAGGAAAGATAGAATTAAAAAGCATTGTGCAAAATGACGATATATTGCAAATACAAAATGATGATATAACAAGGTTATTCCGATTTAAGCCGAATCCTCTACAAACTACAAGTGATTTCTTTGCTAATGTAGAATGGTTAAGGCGTAAGAATTGTAATGCTTTCATATATCCTCAATATCAACTAATAACTCTTCCAGATGGTAGACAGTTTAGAAGATACACAGCTTTTTATCCTCTTAAACCTAGTGCGGTATACATTGGTGAGAATAATGGCCAAGCATGGGAAATAAAAATGGATTTTGAAGATGGAAGTAGTTATACATTGCCTTATGCAGACTTAATCCATATGAAATGGAGAAGGGGAGCAAACACTGTAGTAGGTGGCGGTGATGATTATGGACAAGTCAATGATTATGACATTATCAGGACCATAGATGCATTAGATAAAACAATTCAAGGATTACCTAAGAGCATAGAAGCATCCTTGCAAATAAAAGGCGTGTATAATGCTAAAACATTAACAGATAGCTTTAAATTAGGAAAAATAAGAGAAGATTTTGAATCCCATATGAGTACAAGTAAAAGCGGAATCATTGCTACTGATTTAGGAGGCGAATTTACTCCGGTAAGAATAACGGCCCCCGAAATATCTGATACGGCATTAAAATTCTTGAAATCAGTTATACAGGAACGTTATGGAGTATCAGCTGCAATCCTATCAGGTGATTATGATGGTAAACAACATGGTGCATTTTATCAAACTACAATTGAAGAGTTCATAGTTCAATTCGAACAAGCTATGTCAGCTTGTGTATATAGCCCTAGAGAACATGATGTAGGTCATAGAGTTAAATGTTATTACTCTAAAGTTAATTACATGGCTACTGAAGATAAAAAAGACCTCTCTAATTTAGCAAAAGAAACTGGAATAATGACACTTAATCAGATTAATGAAATGTACGGCATTCCACCATTTACTGAAGGCAATAGGAGGCTTCAAAGTCTTAATTATGTAAATATCAAAGATATAGATGCTTATCAGAAAGGGAAAGCAGGAGTAAAGGAGGTAGAAGATGAGCAAGACTAATAAAATACCAGATAAAGACAAGATACAGTATTCTAGATTTAGCGAAACGCATGAATTAAGAGCAATAGAGCCTACTGATAAGACAGGTTACGTTATAGAAGGGTACGCAATTGTTTATGAGCAAGAAGTAAGTATAGGTGGTTGGTTTAATGAAATTGTAAAACGAGGCGCTATAGATGGAGCTGATTTGACCGACGTTCCATTGTTTATACATCATAATGGCGATTATATTCCTTTGGCAAGGAGCAGAAGAAACAACGCTAATTCAACTTTACAACTAACTCCTGACGATAAAGGGTTACATTTCAGAGCAGAATTAGATGTTGAAAATAATGCAGAAGCTAAGTCTCTATACTCAGCAATACAACGTGGAGACATATCAGGAATGTCATATTCATTCAGAGTAAAAGAAGAAAAGTGGTTAAACATGGATACTCCTACCCCTACAAGGGAGATATATAGATTTAAAAAGATAGGAGAAATATCAGCCTTATGGAGTCCCGCTTATGATGGGACTAGTATAGAAGCTCGTGCCAAAGAGTTGGATAACTCGGATAAAATTGCATTGGATAGTGCAAGGGCAGCGTTGGATAACGGTAAAAACGAGTTAGAAGTCGAGAAGCTAAAACTAAAAATAAAATTTGGAGGTAATAATTAATGAAAGAGAAATTATTAAAACTATTAAAGACTAAGCAAGAGGCAAGAGCAGCAAAAATGAAGGATGTTGATAAAGCTACAGAGGTTGCAGAATTAAGAGGATACCAAACAGAGTTAGAATCCATAGACGAAGAAATCAGAAGTTTACAAGCAATGATTGATGGGTTAGAAGAAGCGCCTGCAAACGAAAGAACAGCAGTAGTAAATGGAACAATTCCAGATGCTGTAGTATCAGGAGTAAAAGGACAAGAAAAACGTAAATCAGTAGATGAAAGTGAAATGGAGTATAGAAAAGCATTTCAACAATTGGCTACTAAAGGAACTCCAATACCGGCAGAATTAAGATCTGATGCAAACACTTTATTAAGTGACATTCCTGGAGCATTACCTACAATTATGGTTAACAGAATTGTAGAGAAGTTAGAATCAACAGGTATGATCTTACCTTTAGTTAATAGAACAGCATTTGCAGCAGGTATTGCATATCCTACTTCAGCAGTAAAACCAGTAGCAACATTTGTGTTAGAAGGAGCAAGCTCAGACAGACAAAAGAAAACTACAGCAACATCAATTACTTTTACAAACTTTAAACTTAGATGTGAAATTTCAATGTCTATGGAAGCATCTACTATGGCCTTAGCAGCATTTGAAGCAGCATTTGAGAGACAAGTTGTTGAAGCTATGGTTAAGAAACTTGAAGCTACTATTGTTTCCGATGCTGATGGAACAGCATCGCCAAAAGGTATATTAGCAGAAACTCCAGCAACAGGGCAAGCATTAACTGCTAAAACTTTATCATATAAGCTTTTAGTAGATGCAGAAGCAGCGCTCCCACAAGCTTATGAGAATGGAGCTGTTTACTGTATGACTAAGAAAACATTTATGGCTTATGTTGGAATGGAAGATGCGGAAGGAAACCCAATAGCTAGAGTAAATTATGGAATTGGCGGCAAGCCAGAAAGAACTTTATTAGGTAGAACTGTAGTGTTATGTGGAGATTATATGGATTCATTTAGTGCAACACTAACAGTAGGAAAAATCTTTGCTTTCCTATTCAACTTTGCAGATTACACGTTAAACACTATTTACGATATGGGAGTACAAAGAAAACAAGATTGGGATACAGAAGATATGCTTACTAAAGCAGTAATGTCCGTAGATGGAAAGGTAATTGATAAAAATTCCCTTGTAACTATAGCTAAATCAGCGTAAGGAGGGGTAGAAAATGTTATCAGCTTATAAACATGGATTTGGGCAAATAATAACCACTGATGCTAATGAAGTGAGTGTAGATCGTTCATTTCTGGCTCATTTTCAAGTAGCAGCCGCTAAGGCGACCGGGGCAAGTAATACTAGCGTACACGCTGCGGTGACTTTGGGGGAAACGGGAACCAATGTGACCACAGCAATTACAAATCCAACAGTTCCTAGAAACATTATAATTAAGGGAAGCGCTGTTGGAATGCAGGGCGAAGTTGGGATTACCGGTACAAACTACAACGATGAAGCAATAACGGAGGTATTAACAGTTGATGGAGCAAGTGCTGTTGCAGGAGCTAAAGCATTTAAAACTGTCAATTTAATTCAGCTTCCCGGTAAAACGAATGCTAGTGGTGACACTATTTCGGTCGGAACTGGGGAGATATTAGGATTGCCATACAAGTTGGCGCACAACACCTTATTAGTCTCATATCACGACAACGCTTTGGAAAGCACAGTAGCAACCGTGACAGTAAGCGCAACGAACTTGGAAAGCAATACTGTAGATATCAACACAAGCTTAAACGGAAAAGCGTTAGATTTTTATCTAATTGTGTAAGGAGGTAATGGAGTATGGCATTACTAGAAGATGTAAGACCAAGGATAGGAGTGTTCTACTCCGACCCAAATAAAGATCTAGAAGTACAACAAATGATAGATGGAGCAATAGCATATTTCAAAGGTGGGGGATGGGATGTTTCCATCCCTTCTCCTTTATCTACAGAAGCAGTAATCTTATATTGTAAAATGGCACAAAG